CTCGGACAAGCGTACTGGGATGTCCACAGTGGGCAACGTGACTGGAGGGTTGTATTGAAAAGCCAGTCCATTACATGTGCGGCCCACCCGACCTCGCCTCTGTGCGGATGTCTGAGCCGACAGGGCAAAACGTCCCATTGCTCCATGATATTCCCACCCAGGAAAATGGATTTCATGAAGATCCGGAATGGTGACACCAACATCAATGACATTGGTGCACACGAAAATTTGACAACGCGGGTCAATGGTACGAGAGGTCTTGGATGAAAGAACCTGGCATTCCCTATTTGCAAGGGTGGCTACTGAATCAGCCATCTCAGGAGTGTCAACAATAATTGCCATCCTAGTCCTAGGGTGGCAGTTGGCTACCAGATCGCGGGCTTTTTGCATCCAGGCCGACAAGTACTCAACTTTGTTCAAGTTTACGATCCGGGAATCAACTGTCCAAATGGAAGCCACTGGCAGGTCTATGACGGTCTTAACTTTTGCCATAATTTTATCTGTTGGAGTGGCGGTTGTGTAGACCAGCCCAACAGGCAGAGAGTGCAAAATTTCTTTCACCAGCCGGTAAGCATCTTCTTCAATATGTGCCTCATCCAGCACAAAAAGAAAGTCTTTTGTGACTAAATGCATTCTGGCCAACAAGGACTCTGGAGTGATGTACCAAACCCGGGCGGATTCCTTGAAATCTTCCCCGAGGGTTCCAGCAGTGCAATCGAGACCGTATGTAGAAGTCATATAATCCCGTAAACCAACTGCAAGCAGGGACCTTGGCTCAACCACCACTACCTTTTGAAAACAAATGGCAGCATGGCAAGCCAAATGGTAAATAAGTCCAGTGGACTTGCCCGTGCCAGTAGGTGCGGTGATCAATAAAGGAGAATGGGCCTTAAAATCAACTGCAAACAGAGGGTCAAGTTCATTGTAGTTAGAAGGCACTGCCATCCAAATGGTTGACATAACCCAATTCCAGGCATAATCAAAAATGACTGAGAATTCGGGCAGATGGACACCCTTAACCAAAAGAAACCAATCGGGGACGTGCACGATAAGCCCGAGCAGTGCGGCCACAAGGACTTTATCGAGAGCAGGGTCCACTCGTGGAAAATCCCGGTGCACATATCCATTTATTAAGAATTGCAAATTCGAAATGCGGCGAACTAGAAATTCGCCCATTCTGAAAGTTCCGAATTTCGGACCCCATTTGCAATAGCTGGTAAAAAGCCAGTGTCTCACCAGGAGAGATGACCAATTTGACCTGGAAGTTCCAGGCACGCAGACGTCAGTGTCCAGCCAAGAATAGACAGACCCCCTCAAGGCCCAGTTTAACATGCCACTTGTGGGAGTGCCATTGGTTGAAGCTATAAAGTCAACCACCCAAACCAAAAGAGGGGCCAACTGAGACTGAAAAGCACGGCTAAAACCCATATTGAAAACAACTGGATTGAGCAGGTCTGGCACTTGAGACAGAGCAGCTAAAACATAATCACCAAGTGTGGGTACCCCATATTGAACTAATGACCCATCGTTAACCAAAAGGGAATCAGGGTCAGGGTCTGGGTGAAAAGGCTGAGCTGAAGGATTGTACCACATCCTCAGCACTTGAGTATAAGAAGGCACCTTGAGCTTTGATGCCACTAGGGCCTTCTTAAGCCAAGATGACTCGAGGGCAGTGCAAATTCCATCATAAACATCTTTGTGATGTGCAGTCAGAGTTATATAAGACAGCAACCTCTTGACCTGGTAGTTGGGGTTTGCATTCTTGACAGGAGCCACCAACTTGCCAACTAATTTAGCCTTATTATGCCAGACGGCATAAGTTCGGAGAG